AGGAATGATTACTATATTTGGTACATCAGGAGATATGGAAGGGGGTACTGCAGATTATTCTGAGATGCATTCTAATCCACTTAGGTTTGGTATGCTTCCTTTCCAAAATATTTGGGATGAGGATTCAGAAGACATGAAGTGTGGATTCTTCCATCCTATTACTTGGAATATGGAAGGTTACTATGATGACCATGGTAACTCAGATAGAGAAGGTGCTAAAACACTAGAACTTGCTCAGAGAAAAGTATTATTAGATAATGGAGCTACTTCTGCAGATATCCAAAAGAGAATGCAAGAGAAACCTCTTGGGCCCTTTGAAGCCTTTGGTATGGTATCTACTAATAACTTTCCTGTACTTGAACTTAAGAGACAACTTGAAATAGTTAAAGCTAAAAATTTACACATGATTATGGGCACACCTGTTAAACTATTCTATGACTATGAGTCTAAGAAAGTTAAAGCAGAACCTATACTTGATGGTACAGCTAATGTAATCTATAGACAAAAACCTGATAACACTTCTCTAGAAGGATGCCCTGTCATTTATGAGTACCCTGCTGAAGTTCCAATGCGAGGTGCTTATAAGATAGGGTATGACCCTTATAGACAAGCACAAGGAAGTTCCTTAGCTGCTGTAATTGTATACAAATCAGTAATTACAGGAGAAAGAACTAAAAGAATAATTGTAGCAGAATATGTAGGTAGACCAGGAGAAGCAGATGATGTAAACTACATTTGTAGATTATTTGCTGAACTTTACAATACTACTATTATGCATGAAAATGAAGTAACCCATGTTAAGGATTACTTCAGAAGAAGAAAACAATTACACTACTTAGCTTACCAACCTGATGAGGTTATTAAGAAGAATGTGAAGAATTCTAAAGTTAATAGACTTTATGGATGTCACATGATAGATCAACTTAAAGATGCAGGTGAAAAATATATTAAGTCTTGGTTATTAGAAACACTTGATTATGATGATGAAGGATTTCCTATTAGAGCTTTAGATCAGATATACTCCATAGGTATACTTGAGGAACTTATAAGTTACAATAGAAAAGGTAACTTTGATAGGGTCATGGCACTTATGCAAGTTATGTTCCAAGATCAAGAAGATTTACACGGTAAAGAGTATCAACCTAAGTCTAAAGGAAATGATAAAGCGAAACAGCTATTAAATATGATGGGGGATATGTATAAGAAAAATAATTCTAAAAACCTACAACAGTCATTGAATTAATTATTACTTTTGTAAATACTTATCTTTAGACAAAATGAATCAACCAGTTACACAACCAAAGTCCTATTCTACTGAGAGACTTAGTAGAAAAGAAAAGGAAGATAATAAATTTCTCTGGTATAGAGAAAAGATTGACATGTATGATACTAAAGCCAATTTCCTATCTATTGGATATGGAGGGGTGAATGAGTATAAAAGAATGAGGGTTAATTATGACCTCTTCAATAACATTGTAGATTTATCTGACTTTGCTTATGTAGCTACACCCTATGGTTCAGAGATGGGAGAACTTCCTGCTCAAATGGTTAATAGAGATATTTGTTCTTATAGAATAAAAGCTCTTATAGGAATGGAAATGAAAAGACCTTTTGGGTACAGAGTAATTGCCACTAATAAAGAAGCAGCAAACAGAAAAACAGAAGAAGAAACTAATAGAATTAGAGACTTTGTTGTTAATTCTATAATGGCTCCTATTAAACAACAAAAAGAAGCAGAATATCAAGCTCAGATGAAAGGTAGAGAACTTACTGAGCAAGAGATGCAAGAAATTCAACAACAGATGCAATCTGAAATAGAGCAAATGACTCCTGATAAAGTCAGAGCTTATATGAAAAGAGATCACAGAGACCCTTCTGAAGTTCAAGGACAACAATTACTAAATTACCTTATTAAAAAACTTGACGCTAAAAAGAAATTTAATAATGGTTGGAAACATGGATTAATTTCTGCTTATGAAGTTTATTGGTTAGGAATTATTAATGGAGAACCTGCAATGAAAGTTGTAAATCCTGTTAGATTTTCTTGTGATAAAGCTTCTGATCTTGATTACATTGAGCAAGGAGAATGGGCTGCTGCTGAATATAGAATGCACCCTTCACAAATTGTACAGACCTTTGATTTAGATGATAAAGAAATAGATACTCTTTGGAGAAACTATAATCACCATATTACTCAAAGAGTACACGATAACCTTTTTAATTTTGATGAGTATCTTACTTATGAAGACAAAAATGCAATCAGAGTTTTGCATTGTGTATTTAAAGGCCTTAGAAAAATAGGATGGTTAGATTACTTAGATGAAGATGGAGTTCTTCAAACTAAGTTTATGGTAGATGAGTCCTACAAGCTTAATAAAGATATGGGAGATGTTCAAATTACTTGGGAATGGCTTCCTGAAGTATATGAGGGTTATAAAATTGGAATGCATATCTACAAGGAAATGAGACCTGTCCCAGGACAGTTCAAAGATCCAGACAATATCTACAAATGTCATTTACCTTATTATGGTGCTATTTATGACAATGTAAACTCACAACCTACCTCTGTAATGGATAGAATGAAAGTCTATCAGTATTATTATAACATAGTAATGTACAGACTAGAGTTACTTCTTGCCTCAGATAAAGGTAAAAAGATTTTAATGAACATTAATGCTATTCCTACAGATTCTGGAATAGACCTTAAGAAATGGCAATACTTCTTTGAGAGTACTCCTTTTATGTGGTACAATCCTGATGAAGAAGGAATGAATCAAAGTGATGTAAATACTATTGCTAAAACTTTGGATCTTTCATTAGCTTCTGATATTCAGAAATATATTCAACTTGCAGATTACTTAGAACAAAAATGTGGTAAATCTGTAGGTATTACGGATCCTGTATTAGGACAAACTTCTGTATCTGAAAGAGTAGGTAATAACCAACAAAACTTAGTTCAGACTTCACACATGTTGGAGCCTTACTTTGATCTGCATAACTGTATTAAAAAGAATGTATTGCAAGGATTAATAGATTTAGCTAAGGTTGCTTATGCAAGTTCAGATAAAAAACAAATATCATATATCTTAGATGACATGTCTTTTGAAATGTTACAAATGGATATAAATCTTCTTGATGAAAGTACTTTAGGTTTGTTTATAGAAGACTCTTCTATGTCAGAAGAAATTAAACAAACTATTCAACAACTTGCTCATGCTGCAATGCAGAATCAAAAAATTGAGTTGTCTGATGTACTTAAAGTTATCAAACAAGATAGTATACAAGAAGCTGAAGAAGCTTTATTAGTATCTGAAGAACTTAGATCAGAAAGAGAACAAGCTGCAGCACAAGCTCAAGAAAAAGCTAAAGCTGACTTAGCTGCTAGACAACAAGAACATGAAAAAGAAATGTGGGCTCATGAAGCTGATATGATTGTTCTTAAAGAGGAGGAAAGAAGAAAAACTGAGATTCAAAAACAAGCTATGTTGTCTATGGGATTTGATCCTAATAAAGATCAAGATAGTGATGGAATTCCAGATGTTCTTGAAGTTGCAAAACACGGGGTAAATGCTCAAATACAAATGGCAAAAGAAGCCAGAGAAAGTAGAAAGTTAGATTTTGAGATAGCAGATGCTAAAGAAAAGAATAAACTTAAATCAAAAGAAATAGCACAAAAAGGAGCTAGTTCTAATTAAAAGCTATTACATTTTAAATGAGAAGACTTCATTTTGAATATGTAATATATTAAATAATTAAACTTAAATTTGTCACAATTATGAGTGGAACAGAGAAAACCATTGATCAGTTTGCAGGTTGGGAAGATAGTTCTCAACAACATGATTTCTTCGGAGAAACTAATTTAGTAGAAGATGTTGTTACATCAGTTGAAAAAGATGATGTAGCAGAAACTGCAAAAAAGAAAGAAGAAGAAGAAAAAAATCTAGAAGAAGAAAAGATTCTAGAAGACCAATTCAAAGACTTTACAAGTACTGTAAGTAAAAAAGATGATGAAGAGGATGATACTACAGGAGCACCTGCTTCTACAGGTACATCTAATATATCTTCAAAAACTACTTTAGAATTTTTAAAAGAAAAAGGATTAGTAGATTTTGAATTAGAAGAAGGTCAAGAACTTACTGAAGAAGATGCTGAACATCTATTAGAAGATTCTTGGGAACAATCTTTAGAAAAAGAAGTTGAAGCTACTATTAAAGACTTACCTGATGAATTAAAGCAACTTATTAAGTTTGCTTCTAAAGGGGGAGATGTAGGAGAGTTGTTAGGTAAAATGATTCAAACTGCTACTTCAGGTATTAACAAGAATAGTGATATTGAAAATGAAGATGTGCAAGTTCTTGCAGTGACTATGGAATTAAGAAACCAAGGTCATGATCAAGAATACATTGATTCTCAAATTGAATTCTTAAAAGAAAAAGATAAACTTGAAGGGATTGCTAAAAAATCTTTTAATAGAATTGTAGCAGCACAAGAAGAAGAAACAGCAGGGGAAGTTGATAGACAAAAACAAGCTGTAGAATATAGAAAGAAACAAGCTAGAGAGTATAAGACTAACATCACTACTCATATCAATAGCTTAGATGAAATGGGAGGATTACCTATCTCTAAACAAGATAAGACAACTCTTCCAACTTATATTTCAGAACCAACTGTAGAATTACAAGATGGTAGAGTAGTAAGTGAAATGCAAGCAGATTTATTTAAAGTAATGGCAGATAGAGATAAGATTGTCTTACTTGCTAAACTTTTAAAATCAGACTTTGATTTCAGTTCTATTGAGAGAAAGAAACAATCTCAAGCAGCAAGAGGAATTAAAGATGAACTTCAAAGAGTAGACAAAACACAAAGGTTGTCTAACTCAGGTGGAGAATCCAAATCAAGTAAAAAAGCAGTCTGGGATTACCTGGACTAATTAAACTAAATATTACTAACTTTAAATTAAAACAAAATGGCTACATTAGGAAGCAAACTTCTCGTAAAAGAGATGGAGTGGAATGCCAACATGACTGAGCAGTCTCACTTAGGTGCTGCTCTGATTGCTAAACCACATCGTATTATGGGGGAGATGGACAAATTGTTCTCTGCTCAAAATTACTATTCTGACAATCCAATGTCTTCATTGTTGATGGGTAACTCTAAGACAGAAGAAACTATTGGAAATACAGAATGGGAATGGGAATTAAAAGGTGCTAACACTAGACCTCTAGTTGTAGTAGAAAATGTTGAATCTGAAGGAAACTTGACTCCAGGTAAATTCAAAAAAACATTCAAAATTAAACTTGATGAAAATTGGTATTTACCAGGGGATGTTATCATGCCAGGTACTTCTAACAAGAAATATCAAGTACGTGTACAGAACCAAGGTGTAAAACATGGTGATGGAACTGTTTATACTGTTAGAATGAACTCAGATGATCCACAAGCATTTATGCCTGTTAAATATTTGAGACCAGGTCAACAATGGGGTAAATTATTCTCTCAATATGAAGAAGCTGCTGAACAATCAGGTTCTACTGTATTTAGCTTACCTATTGCTTTCCGTAATAGAATGTCTAAGTATCGTAAAGAATATCGTATTACTGACTATGCTTCAACTGAAGTATTGGCTGTAGCTATTCCTGATTCTAAAGGTGCTTATCATAATTCATGGATGCGTTATGCTGAAGTTGAATATTGGCAACAATGGTACAGAGAAGTAGAACGTGGATATTGGTATTCAAGATCTGCAGATACTGTATTAGGTGCTAATGGTAGACCAGTAAGAATGGGTCCTGGAATTCAAGAGCAGTTGGAAGATTCTCACCAACACCGTTATTCTCACTTAACTGCTAAGTTAATTGAAGAGTACTTGCAAGATATTTTCTATTCTCGTGTTAAACCAGGTGCAGGTCGTCAAGTAAAAGGTTTCACAGGTGAGTATGGTATGTTGCAATTCCACAGAGCTATCCAAGATTGGCAAAACAAATCAGGTTTCATTAAAAATATTGAGGTATACACTAACAAAGTGACTAACTCAGTACACACTAATGCACTTGAGGCAGGTTACCAATTTGTGAAATATAACATGGCAAATGGTGCTAGCTTAGAGCTTATCCATAACCCATTGTATGATGATAGAGAGATCAACTTTGAAATTGATGAAGTAACTGGATTCCCTATTGAATCTCAACGTATTACTTTCTTAGATTTCTCTGGAGAGTCTAAAAACTCTAACATCAAAATCATGAATAAGAAAGATGGTTTTGCCTTTACTTATGTTGAAGGTATGTATGGTCCTTATGGTCCTAAAAATGGTGGTTCTTCTGCACACTCTGGTTCTTACTATGAAATGCACGTTGAAAAATCATGTGGTATCCATATCCATGACATCACTAAATGTGGTGAATTGATTTTATCTCGTAACTAAGATGGGACCAAGTAAGTCAGGTTTATGTAAACCTAAGTCAGGTGGCACAGGGAAACCAAAGCCAATGTCTAGACCAAAAAAATAATATTGTATTATCTATCAACAAGCTCCTGTAACAGGGAGCTTTTGGTGGTAAAGGGAAAAAAGTTTTCCTTAAACAAGTTCATTAATTTAAAGAGAAAAAAATTATGGCATCAGTAAAAGTTGAAGTCAGACCTATTGAGTCAAAAAGATGGCACAATAAAACAGGTCAAGAGTCTTTCACAAGACCTAAAAAAATCCAAGCCTTAGTAGATGGTAATACAATGAAGTATGCTACAGGACTAAGTGCTGAAGATATTAAAGAATTAGCTAAAAAAAATGTTAATTATGATTTATCAGATAACTACAATTCAGATACCCCTCATCCATTTTGGGATTCAGGAATGGCAGTTATTAAATTAGAGAATAATACAATGTTCTTTGACATGGCAAATGCTCTAGACTACATTAAAGTAAGAGTTATGAAAGCCAGTAAGTATGTTGCTAACTCAATGGCAGAGTATGACCAAGGTGCATGGCCTGAAGCTACTCATGTTATTTTTGATGAAGCAGAACAAGCATCAGTATTAGCAAGTAAAGTAGAACAAAAGAATACTGCTGTTATTGAATCTTCTAAATTAAGTTTAGATAGAAAAATACAATTAATACTTGTATTAGGTGGTAAAAATATGAAGAATCAATCTGCAGATTTTGTTGCTGTAGAGTTAGATAAAATTGTTCAAAAAGATCCAGGAGAGTTTTTAAGACACTTGAATATGGATAAGAAAACAACTGCATCACATGCACTTGTTCTTGAAGCCTTACAGAAATCTGTTTTAAGAAGAGAAGGACAAAGAATCTTCCACATGGATTCTCCTTTAGGTATTGATGAAATTGAGGTTGCTGAGTACCTTTCTAAAGAAGAAAATCAGGATATAAAAATGTTAATATTGTCTAAGATTAATAACTAAGAGCTATGACCACTAGGGAAATGCACTATGACTTTAAAAGAAAGCTCAATAAGATAGACAGCCAAAAAAATAGAAATCTGTTAGTTCCTGAAATTGACTGGTTACTAAATGAGGCTGCTGAACTTTTTGTTAAAAAAGTAGCACAACCTAAAACAGAAAATGGTCTTGGTTTTGAGTCTAGTCAAAGAATAATTGATGATATTAAATCTATTGTTACAGAAGGAACTTGGTTACCTGTTACTAATAGTTTAATTACCTTACCTACAGACTACTTATATTTTGTAAGATGTAGAGTAAGATTATCAAAAAATAATTGCAAATCACAAGAAGCTGTACTCTACATTAGAGAGCACAGAGACTTGTTTGAAGAAAGTACATTTTATAATGCCAACTTTGAATGGAGAGAAGTCAATGGAGTTTATAACTCTCAAGGTATTCAATCCTTTACAGATGGTACATTTACAATAGATGAAGCTAAACTGACATATATCAGAAAATGGCCCTATTTTCATAATGCACAAGATTTTAATGGAGGTTCTTATGCAAACTTAAATGGGGTTATCTTGACAGGTACAGTACAATGTGACCTCCCAATTCATGTACATAGAGAGATAGTTGATATAGCAGTAATGCTTGCAGCAAGTGAGGTACCAACCTCAGACTTACAAGTTAAATCTAGTAAGTTAGGTTTTAATCAGATTGTTTAATTAAATAACTAAAAGTCATGAGTAATCGTAACAATGATGTTTTTTCAGTACTCGTAGAGAGTTACTGTGATGGTGGTCTAATGAATAGTGGAAATCCTATTGAAGACTTAAATAATGGAGAAATAGGTGTATTCAATGCAGCTACTAATTTGTCTATTAATGCTTTTACTAATCCTATGCCAAATGAAATTTTCTTTGCACAGGCTTATCAAAAAGACAATGGAAGTACTGACTTCAGATTTTCTGCAGGTCAAGTAATCCAAAGAAAAGGTGTAGTAGGATTTACAGAAGTAGATTGTACTACAGGTGAACCTATGGAAGTTACTGTAGGTAACTTTAGAGCAGAATGTGATACTGAGTATGGTATCCGTGTAGAATTCCGTAATGCAAAAATCAACAGAATCCAAGGTTATAACCAATTTAGCAAAGCTTACATGGTTAAAACTCCTTGCTGTGATGATTGTGCTGAAGGATGTGGTAGCTTAGATGCTAACGTATTAAGTCAATTAATGGTAGATGTAGTTAATGCAGATATTTCTGGATTAGTTGAAGCTGTATTTGTTGCAAGACAACCAATTACTATTATTCCTCATGGTACTTCTGCTAACTATGCTACAGGTGCTGTAGTATCTGCTGCTGATGTTGCAGACTTAATCGTGTTCAACTCTACTGCTGTAGCTGCTGACCAAGTATTTGCTGATTTTAAATTGATCAGTCAACCTTTGTCTATTGGTTCTTTCTGCCAAGTAAACTTACACTACTACAAATTATTAGAAACTACTTTGATTGTTTCTTTAATTGAAGGTTTTGGATGTTCAGGTGCAACCACTATTAATCAATACCCTACTTTTGCACAAGGTACAGGTATCAATATCCAACAAAAAGAGTATCATGCTTCAGGTTGGGCTGGTTCAGGACCATACAAATTGTCTCAAGTAACTGGTACTGCTTATGGTAATATCACTTTCTTAGCTGATAAGAACACTTCTTATAACCAAGTTATCTTGGAATATAACCAAAGTTCTGAATCAGGATGGCAAGAGTATAGCAATCCTTTGAGCACTGTATTTGCATATCCATGTGATAGTGGAGATTGTACAGACTCTCAAGATGAATTGGTAGATTTCTTACAAGCTTGGATTACTAATACTCCTTTAGTAGTAGTTGGTCCATAGTATAGTATTAAAAAAGCTATTAAATAAAACATCTCTATTTAATAATAGAGATGTTTTTATTTTTTTGTATATTTGAACCTTATAAACTCTCTTCTTATGGCACTGAATTACACATACACAAAATATAAGGATGTACATACTCTTAAGAATGATGAGAGTATCTCAATGGACTATGAGATAATTAAAGATTTGTGTGAGGCTAGTACTAGTATATACACAGGTACTATACAACCTGGAAGTACAGTTACTATTAATTTTGCTACAGATGGTAACTACACTATAGATTTATCTACTGCACTTAGCACAGACTCATTTACAGTAGAAACTTTTCAAAACTTACTTACTTCTTTTATTGCAGATGCAGAGAAATTATTGTGTGGCTGTGCTAAATGTGATGAGTGTGCAGAGTGTAATGAATGCCAAGATTACCTTGGAGCTTTTATGAAGTCTCAGTCTTTTAACTCTATAAGTTATCCTACTTATCAGAATTATGTTAACTTAATAACTCAAAATGGTTTGTGTGATTTTACTGATGAAGTAATTTGCACTATTGTTAATGAAAAAGTATTTGGTTCTGCTTCTGCTAAAGAACCTATGTTAAAAATACTAAGTTATTATTATGCAGCTTTTTATTATAAAGACTATGGTATGGCTACAGATACTGAAGAAGCAACTTACATTACTACTAAATATAAGTTTGGAAAGATTTCAAAATGTATTAAAAAACTAGGAGTAAATCTTGAAGATATTACTAATGAGGCAAGTATAGTTTACTACTGGCAATTAACTAATATCTTAGATGATATTAATGATATAATTCCTTTACTCAATCCTGCTTTTATTGCAACTAAACCAAACTTACCTTTTCCTACTTTTGAACAAGGACACATTGTAAATTATACTGAGATAGGTAGAATTTGCTTTGCTATTGCTCCAACTCAAGTTCAGAACTTCACTGTTACAGATAGTTTGAATAATGATATAACTGATGAGTTTGATGTATATTACAATACTCCTATGAGTTTAGCATTATTTGTATCTAAGATAGCTTACAGTTTTAGTAATATTTATTTTAAATTTAAAAAACTAGTATAATGAATTCAGTAAATAATATACCTACAGGTTTAATAGTACCAGCTCAAGTACCTCTTGATGCTAAACTATTTTCACCCAATCAAGCAACTTTAGCAAACTTAGGTACCTCTAATAATTTAGCTTATACTTACCATGATAGTATGGAAGTATTTTGTATGACTGAAAAGACAAGATGGATTTGGAGAGAAGTACAATTAGTTGAACCAACTCCTGGATTAGTTGCATCTAACTTTACATATCCTAATGGTTTAATTGTATTTGGAATTGATTACTCAAATAAAGTATACAATTTCTTTCCTGTTTTACCTCCTCCTGTATATGATGAATTAAATGATCTTACAGATGTAACTATTGGTACACTTGCAGATAATGATTTATTAGCATATAATCTATCTACTTCTCAGTGGGAAAATCAAACTTATGCTGCATTAGGTATACAACCTACTTTAACTCAACCTGTAACAGGACATGGAACTACAAATAAAGTTCCTAAGTATTCAAGTACTCCTGGAGGATTAGTAGATAGTAATATTACTGATACAGGATCTTTAGTTACTGTAGCAAGTCCTACTAACATAGTAGGAGCTACGGGTATCACAGGAGCAACTACAATAGTAGGAGTTACTAATGTAACAGGAGCTACTACAATTAAATCTACTATTCCTATTGTGCCTCCAACTGCTCATAATATTCCTTTAGTT